TGTCCATGTCCATCGTGTCATCGGCGCCCATAGGGTCTGATGCTACTTCTTCTCCGGTCAAAATTCTTACACCGTTGTCCAGTTCTTGCCTGGTTGTCGTTAAAGTGGCTTCCGCCTGTTCAATCGCTGGTTGGATTTTTTGTAGAAATGCGTCTGATTTATCAGCACCCATTTCATCTCTGATTCTGTCTGCCAGTTCTAACATGCCTTCTGTCTTCATTGATGCTAGATCTTCCAAGAAACCCGTGACTTTGTCCATCATGTCCTTGGCCGCTAAAATTAATTCTGATTGTTCTTCCACACCCTCTTTGGTCATTATCTTGCTGACGATCTTTTTCTCGTCTTGGTCCAGCGCCTGTCCCTTGTCCAGTTTGGCCTTGGCTGATAATGTCGTTGATGCTACCTTTGTCATTGGGTCTGACGAACCACCGTACTCCGCAAGTTTTCTTTCTTGTATCGCTTGGTTGATTATGTCCAACATCATTTGATTCTTCTGGTACCCATCGTCTTTGAGTTCTTGTCCGAAGTGTGTGTTCTGTGTGATCTCGTGTATCTTTGTTCTCACGTGATTAGCGTAGTCCTGCAGTTCTTCCTCGTTGAACTGTGACAGATCCATGGTCATGTTAAATCTTGATTCGAATTCTTTCAGCAATGATTCTGTAGTAATTGGTTTTGTAAGGTCTAAGCTCTTCATACTGTGTTTATTTATTATCTATGCTCCGAACGTGTCATTAAAGATCTGCTGTATATTCGCCTTGCACTCGTCCGCTAGGCGGTTAGCGACGTCTAGCCTGTCCCAGTATACACCCTCCATCACCTCATCCTTGTTCTTCTGGGCCTCCCTTATCATGCGTTTGGCACTTTGTATGTCGAACAGTTGCGATGCGTGTTTGGCATCAACGTCCAAAATATTGTAGGGCACGTTCTTGCCATCTGCCAGGTAGTGTGCCACTAGGATCGCTGTCTGTTTGAGGTTGATGTCTTCGTGTAAGATTTTTGCTTCCATCATGTCCGCGATCACATATACATACCTAGTGCCGGTATGTTTCTTGGGAACGATGGCTATGTTGCCTATCAGGATGCCTTTGCTGAACTGCTTGGGTAGGTGTCGGAACGGTTGACGTGCCTGTTCCCGTTGTGCCAAGTCCGCCAGTTTACTCTTCAGCCCGTAGGCTTCTATCTGTTTTACCAGTTCTGATTTATTTTTTCCTGTCATTCGCAATAAACTTTATCTTCCTATTTAAAGCATATTGCATGTGGGTGTCAAGTTTCTTTCGCACGAAGATGGCCTTGTCCGCCAATCGCTTGGCCCTATCCGCGTCCTCCGGAGACAGTTGGTCGCTCCTGAATGATTCTGTTGCGTGTGCCCGTATGAATTCAACGTCTGTGTCTGTGACGTAGACCTTGGCCCGCGGTGCTATCTGTATGAACATGTATTGGTAATTTTTAGCCTGGCATCTTCATCAGGATCACCACCACTGTTGATAGTAGTCCCGCCACCACTGTGCCTGCCGTTGCTATGATGGTCTTGGTCTGTGACTTGTGGCTGGTTGACATATCGTCGTTCATCTTGGCCAGTCTCAGTTCGATCGCACTCAGCCTGTCGTGTAGGCCCTTGTACCTCTCCGAACAGAGGTCCACGTGTGCTTCTAGGTTTGTCTTTTCTAAATCTGTTGTACTCATTAATCTTATATACTCTCTCAACTCCTGTTTGATCTCTCTGATCTCCGCTCCTAAAGCCTGGAATTGTGCCTGTGTCATCGCCTGTGCTAGCCTTAATAAGTTTTGTAGTGTGTGCCTTAATCAAGTATTATTTATCGATCGGACCTGCGTATGAAAAGTACGTGTTTATAACCCCACCCGCTAGTGCACCTATTATCTTCTGTCTGTCTGTGCCTTGCATTTCCTTTGTGACGAAGGTGTGTATGGGCAGATGTGCTGTGTTGGTGCAGTCGGCCACAATGGGTATGAGGCCGAAGTCCTCCACTAGGTTTTCGGTTGGGTCTGTGATGTCTCCGTACACTCCCGACTGTTCCGTGAAAAACTGAAAGTGCCACGTGGAATGTGCACCTTCGTAGTAGGATCCAAAAGCATGGTTGCCCAGGTCGGGCAGTTCAACCTTCTGTGGTGGCTGTTCCCACGTGATGTTACCCCTCATCTGTAGCAGTTGCAACATGGTGCTGAAGTTTGAATTTTGGTTTCGTGCAATAGCCAGTGTGTGCTTGTCCTTTATGTCGTGGCCCGCGTCTGTCGTGAAAGGGAACTGTCGTTTGAGGTTTCCGTTGTCTGTGATGTCTACCAGTGTGTGGATCCTGTACTCATGCATCAGTCCTGCCCTTTGACTTGTTCCCAATACTGTAAATCAGGTTCCAGGTAGTCATCCAGTTTCTTCTGCCATTCGGGATTTTCTTTCAGCCATTTCTGCAGTTCTTCCTGTCCCACCTGTTCCAATTTCTGGATGTCTGTCCTCGAGTGTCTGATGTGCCTCTCGTGTGGTATGTCGCCAAAACACAGCAATCTGTGTTTCTTAGCAAACGCTATAATTCTGTCGTTTAACCCATCGTCCACTTTGATCATGTGTTGTGGTTTGATCTGTTCCATCACATCATGTATCCTGAAAGTGGCCCTATGGAAGTGTGGCCACTGCTCCATGATCTGTTCGTTCTTCCACCACGGATACCAAGGTAGTAAGTACATGAAGTCACGTATGCCGGACCACCATCTCTGGTAAGGTTCCCTGATCATTGTGAAGATCTCTGATTGGTCCTTGACCTCGTCGAAGGGTGGCTCCTGTATCACCAGTCGACTAGCCTCGTAATCCCTCTTGAGCCAACGCTTGATGTTCCTTCCCGCTGACACGTCGTGGTCGAGGTATCTCATTCTTTTCAGTTCTCCCCAGCCTTCTGGCAGTTTGTCAGGCAACGCATATAGACGAGGTGTCTTGTCCCTGAGCTTGGAGTCCGCACTTAGTATTATCTTTATGGCTTCGTCTAGATGGGTTGGCATGTGATTATTTAATCGTAAAAAAAGGGCGAACCAAATTAATGATCCGCCCTCTTGGTAAACTAGAAACTATTATTAGATCGCTAAATCGTTAATTGTTGCTGTTGTACCTGAATCGTTCAAGTCGATTCCATCAACTGTACCTAGAGCTTTTAAAGCCGTAAGTAAAGTTGCGGCAGATCCACCTGCAGATGATTCTGCAAACGTTCCTGGTGCACCAACGAACATGTCAGTACCTTCAACGATGTATGTTTTTGAAGCGTTAGTGTCGAATAACGGACCAGCACCTACGATGTTACCGTAAGCCATGATCGTTTGTTCGATTGCTTGTAACGTCTCACCTTTTGCTAGGTGGTTCGCTAATTCTTCGCCAGCGTCAACTGTTAAGAACTCAAGTTCTTTACCTAATTGTGATCCATTTGCCGCTACGAATGTAGTGTTGTTTTCTGAGATTGCCATTTTTAATCCTCCTTTTTTTCTGATTTAAATGACTATGATACCGCTCAGGTATCAAGTTGCAAGTATTTATGTTCGTGTTTGGTAAATTATGCTGTAATATTAAGATTTAGTCCACACTTCGTCACTTTTGGTGCGTATTTGCATCTTGTATCCTAGACTTCCTAATATATGCTGTGATATCTTGACAACGTTGGGTCTCTTTGATTTTTTCATTTCAATGTTGATCACTGGACTATTTCTTGCTATGGTTTGCTCAGCACCCTGCAACAATAAATCCTCGTAGCCGTCTACATCTATTTTAATAAAGTCCACTTCATTTAAATTAAAACTGTCTAATGTTTTTATCTTGATATCTCCCGGAGATCTTTGTAACTTTTGATGCAACGGTTGTTCAAAATTTGCAGTTGACTCTTTTTCTCCGAGGCCAACTTCGTGCAGTGTTGCATTCTTGTCTGCGGGTATATTCTTGCGCCAACATTCTATGAACACAGGATTTGGTTCGAAGCAGTGAACGTGTTTGAAATCTTGCATGAGATTTCTTGTCCACATTCCCACGTTAGCACCTGCATCAACGCATGTTCTCCATTTTTTGACATAATTGTATGCAATGTTACGTAATGGTCCTTGTCCATCACCCTCGTCTTTTAGAAATGTTGGTTCGGTGTGTTGTCCATTGTAGGCTACCCAAAAATCTCTGCCTGTTGGATAGGTCACCCGGAGCCCTTACATTCCTTGCAGTCACAGTCTGGACAGTCCCTGCACTCTGTACAAGATCTTTTACAATGCTGTTCGCATTCACATTTCTCACAAATATATTTGATCATCATTATAATTCCTTGAACTTCTTCAGTATGTCGGTGTTGGGCAGTTTGGCTTGTAGTTGCTGTTGTAACCTGTGTAGGGTCTGCAGTTTCAGTCTGGATTCCAACCTGTTGTAATTGGCCACTGACCTCCTGATGTTCTTGAGGTTGGCATCTGTTATATTCAAGGCCCTCTCCAGATGTGTCAAGTTCTTGTAGTGATCCTCCCATGTTCTCATGTACCTCCTCAGCGACATCACTGGCATTGGTTGCCTCTGCCTCATGGCCTGTGCCTGGTTCTTGTTCTTTAATTTTTTTGTTATCTCTGGATCACCTGATACTATTGCCAGCATGTTGGCGAGATCATTGTTGATCATCCTCACTTGATCGAATGTGCCCTTGGCCATGGTCTGGTCCGCGTATGACTTTACGAAACCGGCCGTGTCCTTGTGTTGGCTCATCAGTGCTAGTGCTAGGAAACTGAGGTATATCCTCTCCGTTACCTCTGGGAAGGTGTATCTCTGCAAGTCACTATGACGTCTTATGACCTTGCCCTCAGATACATACTTTAAAAATGGTGTTAACATACGGGTATTTATAGAAGACTATGCAACGTAATTTCATACTTACAGATGTAATGAAGACCGGGTACCATCTTGACCTGGAGCAGTTCATCAATATGAACACATTAAGTGACCAGCAGTTCGAAATGACCGGTGAGTATTACACCCTACACAACTATGACTTGGACAGTTATGATCGTAAATTTGCCATCATTGATGTGAGATGTGCTAATGAAAGACTGAAAGGTAACACGCAATTCAACTTAGAACTTAAGAAACGTTGTGACCTACTTCACAGTCAGGGTTTTAAGTTCATAAAAGCGACACCCTGGGAATCAGTAGAGAATGTTACATCAAGTCTACAGTATCCTGAGATAGATATAGAACATTTCAAATGGACTGGTGGCACTAGTTGGTTCTGGTATTACATGTATAACAAACACAAGGACAATAAACTCAATTTCACACACGATCACAACGGCAGTTACTGGCACAAGGTACACGAGTTCTTGTACCTCAACAAGTATCCTAGAAACCACAGGATTAAACTGTACAACAAGCTCAAGGATGCCAATGTCTTAGATAATAGCATATACACTTTCACCATGCTCGATGATCCTATTAGATTAGACAAGAAATACGAATTACCTGGTATAGACCCCAAAGATTATCCACGTTTTGGCAAAGATCAAGACATATACGAATTGCCATACATAGACACTGTCTGTTCAATAGTTTCAGAAACAAACGACAACAATGACGAAATCTTCATGACAGAGAAAATATGGAAGCCAATCATGGCACAACATCTTTTTATAGTTCATGGCAATCATCTGTATCTACAGAAATTGAGAGAGATGGGTTTTAAAACATTTAGTAACTACTTTGATGAAAGTTATGACCTCGAACAGGATCCAGATGTACGTATCGACAAGATAGTTTCGTTATGTAAAGAATTAAAAGATCCTTCGACAGATCGTAAACATGGAAATAAAAAATGGCAGGACATCTATCTGCAGACAAAAGCGTTGAGACAACACAACTATGACACTATGTTTGATAAAAATAAATTAAGTTTAGAAATTAATAAGACTATTAATCTATTTCTTGAATTTGCTGATACCAGTCAAATTCCTTCTTGAGAATCCCAATCTATCAACCAACTTGACAGCATTGCCTGACCTGTCTACTGCAACGAAACCCTCTGGCTCCGTGACAACCAATCCACCATCCGTCTGTTGGAAAGACCCGATCGCCTGTGCTTGGTTCATCTTCCTCAGCACGAATGCCTTCATGGTCTGTACCGCCCTGTAGAATGTCAGCATGGCCTGTAGTGGTTTCTTGGCCCTGTTAAGGAAAACGGGCATCTGTTTGATCTTGTCCTGTCTCAGTTGGAGTGCCTTCTGTGCCTTGAGGCCTGACATCTGCTGTGCCATCCTGTCTGTGTAGAATTTTTTAAATCCCAGTAAGAACTTGTTGGCGTCGTTTGGTAATTCACCCTCCCTGACCCGGGCGTTGATATACATCTGGAACATGGGTATGAAGTCCTGGTTCTGTCCCAACACACTGGATAGGTCACGTGGCACACCATTCAGTAGTGTTTCCAATTTCTCTATTCCGTTGTAGAACTGTTTCGTTTCGTCGTCGGTGAACTTGGCCGATCCTGACACATCCTTGTAAGTGGCATTGTCAAAGAACACGTCATTGTTTTTGGCGAATGAGCTAACATCTGCTCCGCCCTGTGCGTTCATGTCTGCTAATGAGTCACCCACGTATGTTGTGTGGAATATGATTCCAACCTTGGCCCTGTCTATCTGTTTGCCCAATTCACTCGCTTCTGGTACAGCATATGTGATTGTGTTTGGAGTGAACGTAAGGTTAGGTTTCCCATCAACGTTCTTACGAGTGATGTCCTCGTCTGTGAATAGTAGATCACCCTGCACCACGCCCTGTATGTTGAGTTTCTTTAGATGCACTAGGCATTTCAATAACTTCTGTCCCAGCTCGTCCGTGCCATGGTTGTTGGCTATGTCCTTCTTTGTGTAATTGATCTTGGCGTTCTTGGCGAAAACTGATTTCGTTCCAACAAAGAAACGGCCATTGTCTGGGTTGGTCCCGCACACCACAGCAGGTGCACCGTCCCACTTCACGGACACACTCATAGCCTCTGAACTTGATCCTTTGAGTGTTAGTAGCAGTCCCCTGAAGTATTCCACGACTGCCTTGCCACCCTCGTAGCCGTCAGTGATCACTATGTCCTCGATGTGTTCTAGGTGTGTCCTCTTAAACTCTGTTAGGACATCTTCTATCAACATGATTATTCCTCTTTGTATTCGCCGTCTCGTATTTTGAGCAGGTTCTCTTTGACGTCTCTGTTCTCTTTGATACGGGCCACGCCCTTGCTGAACTTGGATGCGTCCATGTTCTTGATCGCTGAATTGAATTTCTTCTCTAGTTTGAATGCTGTGTCCTGGTCGAAGTTCTCTCTGATGTAGGTGATCAGTCTTATGGTCGACTCCAGGATGTGTGAGGCTCTGCTCTCCACGACCTCCTCCTTGTCCCTTTTAAGGGGCATTGAGCTCAATTCTTCTAATAGACTTCTAGTGTGTTTTTTCATACAAGGTATTTACTCTTTATTGTAGCATAATTCTAGCATAAGTCTACTGATTAATTTGGGTTGAAAGGTAATTCTCAAGATTTTTGTACTGATCTGGTGCATGATGAATATTAAAGTCAACGCCATCATTGTCTTCCATGCTGTCCCACATGTATTTGTTACCACAGAATTTGAAGAGATCAATAATGCTGTCATTTGATTCTATTAGTTTAAGTTTATCGAAGCCTTTGAAGCCTTTGATGTGCTTTTTATCAAAGTCATTGCACATGTCAAAGAACAGGTGTTTGACTCCTTTGCTCTCAAGGAATGAGCTTAACATGATGATCTCTGAAAACAGTTTATCCCAATATGTTTTTATGGTAGGGATTGATCCGTAATAAAGGTCTATCATGTTTTTCAACTTGCTGAGATCAACATCTCTGTGCAGTTGCCCTGAGTATGCATCTATGAATTCTTTCCTTTGCAATGGGAACCAACTACCGTCTATCTGATCCTCGTTGCGACTTATGGCCAACTCCCATCTGTGTGCGAAAGTTATAGGTACGATGACAAACTCTGGATCACCATTCTGTGCTATCCATTCTATGGTGCTCCTACAGGTCCTCTGGAAACTGGTAGCCACTTTTGATAAATTTACGGCATTGTCACAACCAAGATCCTCGATGAAGTTCTGTGTGGGCGTCCAGCACTCACCAAAACTGCAACCATTTACTATTAATGTCTTTTTCATACACATATATATTAGTATGACTATGAGTAGGCAACAAAAAATACGCATGTACTCCCACCATGATCACGACCTAGATGTTGAAGAGGAGTTTTGGCCCATCATGGGCGTACTGCTGGTCATATTGGCTGTGTGGACAGGAACGATACATTTGATAGATTGGATGACGTTTGACACAATCCCGTGGTGGGCAGAGCCTTTCACTATCACACCCATCATATTCCTAATGATTATGAAAGAGAAGTTTGATTCATTGAATCCTTTGCACTGGTGGCCCATGTTCTGGGGGTACGAGGCGAAGTTGCCCGATGAGGACAGGATTACAATAAGGCCGTTAGACACAGAACGCATCATGCGACAGCACGGTGGCCTCATGAACGTACACATCATCGACTACAAACACATCAAGTTCCGTAGGAAGCGAGATGCTGTGATCTTTGGACTGAAGTATTTCTAAACTAGTTTGTTTGCAAATTTTTGCAAGAACAATTTCGCGAAACGTTCATGATGTTCCACACCATAATGGATGCCATCCCTAGCACGACTTGGCTTGTTGTGTAGATCCCTGGCCGTGAACTTGTCCCAGTATGGCCAACAGTTACGCAGGGTGTAATCTTCCAGCAGTGCCGGTGCGTTCTCTGGTGTGCGGAAGTCATGATAGTTGTCAGAGAAGCAGTGGAAGGTCCTGCACTGGTTCTTCTCTGCATACTTCTCCAGGAAGAACACGCTCTTGAGAAAGTTGTTGAGGTCAGTCTTGTAATTTTCAAAACGCAGTTTTTCATCAGTACCATGAAGATTTAACGCCAAGTCCTCTAGTCGTTCCCTGCGACTCATCTCGGGCCACATCACTATGATGATGTTGGGGTTTATCACCTTCTCACATGAATATAAAATTCGTACAACAGTTTCAGGGCCTGCACCGGGCTGGCCCAAGTTCCAGTATCTCAATCTATTTGTGTTATGTTGGCTGACATGGTGTGCCCAGGTCTCGTGTGCTTCAAGTCCCACACCCCAGGTGTGGCTACAACCCAGTATCACCACGTTCTTTTTGCCATCCGGCATCGGATTCCACGATGGACAACGGAACGGGTATTGTTCGAAAGTTTTTAAATCGTTGTCTGAATAGAATCCGTATTTCATTTTATTTCTTTGAAGGTTTAAACACCGTACCGTATTTCTTTTCGTACAGTCTGAGCTTGTCGGAGAGTTCTTTCACTACCTGCTGATAGTCAGCCACTTGCACTTCAAGGTTGCCTAACTGAGCTCTAAGTAATCGGACTTCGTCCTTACTTGCCTTGTCCTGCATACGCCTTGTAACTTCTCTTCTTGGCCTTGTTCATAGAGCTCATCTTAATCCTGCTCTTGTTCTTGCCTTGGGAAGTCTTCTTGGGTTTGCCTTTTGTGTATCCTGAAACATTTATTGCCATGTCATTATATTATAGTAGACAATTTGATCTGTCAAGTGTATAATAGTAAATAATATTATGATCAAGTACCAACTGAGATGCAGATGTGAACACGAGTTCGAGGGTTGGTTCCCCAGCAGTAAGGAATACACAAGACAGAAGAACAAGGGCATGATCCAGTGTCCCATGTGCGACAGCACGGCAGTGGACAAGGCCATAATGGCTCCGGCTGTAAAGACCTCCGAGAAGAAACAGACACCAGATGACTACTTCGTGATGGGGGAGACCGCGGAACAGATACTGCGTAAACTCAACAAGAAGATCAAGAAAGATTACCAGGACGTTGGTAAGAACTTCGCCAGGGAGGCCAGGAAAGCACACAAGGGCAAACGTGACCAGAAGTTCTACGGTAACCCAACCAAGGAAGAGACCAACAAACTGCTGGACGAGGGCATAGACCTGTTCGCGGTGCCTGACTACAAGGACAATTAGTCGCAAGAACACTGGCTTTCCTAACCGGTTGACCTTTCACACGTTTTAGTATATAATTGTTTGTGATGCGTAGGATAACAGAGATTGAAACTCCCGCGAATCGTAAATTAACAAACTAAGGAAAAGGAAACAATATGCTAAAAGGTATGTTTAATACACTTTTTCCATCTACTAAAAAGGAAAAGACCATGGCAAACTCAACACAATACGTTGTATACACTAGAAACTTCAAATCAAGAGCGAAACAGATCGGTGTATTTGCGGAACCGGCTTCTTCATACAAAGTGAATGGTGAAGTACACGGTGGTAAAATCAAGTTCAAGAACATGGCAGTAAAAAACACTGCGAGAAAAACAGCTACTAACAAGTTGTTATCAAAAGGGTTGGACTTTACAGTAGAAGTATTAGGTGTTGCACCTAAGAACTCTGCGTTGACTATGAAGTCAAACATCATTTCTTTATTAAAGAAATCAGGAAGAAAAGTAATTAATTACTCTGCGTAATTAATCATTGATTCTAAAGGGGCGGTGCAGAAATGTATCGCCCTTTTTTTTTGGAAAAATTATTCTATATCGTTTACTGTTGATGAAACTGATCCGTCCGCGTGTAACCATTCCGTTTTGAAATGTTCTACAATATGATTCGTGTCAGCCGGTGTAAAGTGTCCAAGGTCTGATGCCGCTGTATATCCATCTGTGTAGGCGTTATGCAGGGTAGTCTTGAATGCAGTCTGTTCGTCCTCTGTGTTGAACTCGTACGTGACCACTAGTGTTTGACCACTGTCTTCTAACACTTCTGTTTTAGTCGGTGAAGAAGTATCATAAATTGCTTCGAACCCTATTTTGGTTTTAGCGTCTGCCACGGATGAAAACGTTTTAATTTCAGTTGCAATCGTTGTTCCTGCTTTAGTTTCAGCAGGGTCATGATCTACAGTTCCTCTAATTCTAAAATATCTTTTGTGTTTATATTCTGCCGCCATCTGTTTAACTCCTAAATTTGTATTTATTTAGCATAATACACCACATTAGATGCTGGTGGGTATGATCTCCATGGATCAAATATTGTCGTTTTGTCATCTGCTGTGAATTTGTCATTCTCATGCACCCTAACTATCACCTCTACTGGTGTGTCTATTCCATTGGCTAGTGTTCCACCATGCTTTTTTACGTAGTATTGCACCAAGAGACTGTAACTTCCGTCAACTAAATTAGTGCCTGGCTTGTACGAATCTGAGGAGAACCATACATTGTTTCCATGTGTCAGTATCGCCTTCGCCATGGACTCTGCCTGCTGTTCACGTGCTGTCATTATGCTCTCAAACATGTCATATCCCAGTCCAAGATCTTTGGCTAGCCAACGCAGTGCGATGTTGTCCCTGGGATGGCATGCGCCTCCATCGCCCATGCCTGCTTTCATGTAGGCAGGACTGACTATACGTTTGGTGCTCTTGGCCAGTGCCTGCGTGACCTTGTCTACATCCATGTTGCCCAGTTTATGCGCCACGTCCTGTATCATGTTTACCAATGCTATCTTGTTGCTGATGAATGTGTTGTAGAATATCTTCATTGACTCTACCTCTTCCCATGTGCCGAACTCGATGCGTGGATAGTTGTTTCCGCAGATGGCATTGTAAAAATTTTCTAACTGTTTCGCATAAGGATCATCGACACCATTCTCTGTGCCTATCATGATCATCTCGGGATTGATCATGTCGTCAGCCACAGTGCCCATTGCTATCAGATAGGGATTATATGACAAGTGTACGTTGGTCACTATCGGTGCAAGTTCTCTTCTAACAGTACCCGGCAAAACAGTCGATATCAACACAAGGCTTTGTGTCATGTCCATTTTCTTGTTGCATTTCTCTAAGACCTGTTTTACAGAAGTGTAGTTAAAGTCCTTGACTTCCATGTGACTAGTTGGTTCTCTTCCGTCGTATCCCTCTTCGTGTGGTGTGGGCGTGGCCACAAACACTATGTCCCTGTCCCTGCAGAGATCTTCTATAGATTCTCTTATTTCGATAAGATTGCTTGACTTATTTGCTATGTCATAGCCCGCCACGTCAAAACCTTTTTTCCGTATTGCTTCGGCACATGGCATGCCTAATCTGCCTAGGCCTATAAATCCTATCTTTTCACCGTAAATTATCTTATGGTTATCCCAAAACATTATGATCTCTCCAAGTCACATGTTACACAATGGTGACCTCCACCTAGTGTCCTAGAATGTTTCAGAGGTACATCTAGTATGTTCATCTCTGTCCCTATTTGTTTTTTAAGTTGTTTCTGTTTTGGATCTATCATTACTGTGTCCTCATCTATCGTCAGTATGTTCATGCCTATCCATTTTGATGCGTAAGGAAACTGATAGAATTCTCTCTCTGCCATTTCGTTCACCCATATCTTTCTATGTTGTCTCAGGAACTTTGGCAGTCGATCCGTACTGGTCACACGTGAACCATTTATCAATATCAAATCCTTCTTCAGTGATATCAGGGTTGAGTCTATGTGTGCGTGAGCGTATACCTTGTCCCACACAATGACCTCGAACTCTGTTCCAACGACTTTCTGTAACCAGTCAGCACCGGCCTGATTGGCCGTACTTGATTTCATGTATAATAACTTGTCATCAAATTTCAATACATTGGCCGCATCAAAGATCGGATACCTTTCTGTTAAATGAATTTTGACAGGCACACCCTTGACCGCACACTCCGCCGGTTCCATCCTAGCCCTAGGCGCCGCGATCCATCTGCATCCATCACGCATGGCCTCCTGTTTGATGACATCATAGGCCTCGAATTCCTGGTATCTGGATATGAATGGTGTTGGACACTCTATGACCATGTCTCCCACACTTAATAATAAATCTCTTGCTGAATAGGAATGCATGCCATTGGTGATGTATTGATAGTGTGTCACTGATTTAGTGTAATCTTTGATTTCAGGTCTATAGACTTTAACATCATGATCTTCGAGTATGTCACGCATGTACAAGAGGTCATCCCTCGTTTCGGCAATTATCTCTTCTGGTACGGGCCCTTTAATCAATTTTTTAGGATATGTTGACAATTGGCACATCCTATCAAAATAGATATCACCCGTTGGCCAATTGGCTCCCTCGGGCCTACCAAGTATTACTGATCTGAGCTGTCCGTATTCGTTTTTCGTTGAAACTTTCACATGGCTATTTAACTGCGTACATTATTAGTAAATATGATTATGGAAATAGTGCTATCTGACAATCAAGGCAATACGGAATCTATAAACGTGTTGCGAGGCAACATACAGACAGAACTTAACCGTGGCAACAGAGTGTTGGTAAAATTTTTACAGCCGGGAGTGATGTACGAGAAAGACGGAAATTGGCTGACCGTGGTTGACTTCATGAACGAATGGGCGGGCAAACCTGTAAGTTTTCAATCTAACCTTGTGCCATTAAAGAAATGTGAGGTGAATTTTTCATACACCAATGACATGTTCTTCACTGGCCCAGAGTTATATAAGAAAAACAAAATGTGTATTGCTCTATTGTCCAAGTTGAAATCAGTAACTGAAAAACAAACCGACAAATATTGGGACCTACTATTGGGAGAAGCAAATGACAACAAGGACTTGCTACACCATTTAATAAAGAATCATCCTGTATTAGATAAAACATTTCTCACATACTTCGGCAAAGATACTAGTAAAGGATATTGGAGCGAAGATGTTGTACGTCCCCACAAACACACCGCGGAAACACTTGGTCCTTTAGAAGATAGATTCAACATTCAGATAAGATGCAGTGACCTTATTGATCCTGCAATCTATAATCAAACATACTATACAGCAATGATCGAAACAACAATACACAACCACTTCGCTATGTTCAGTGAGAAGGAGGCCAAACCCATTGTGGCACAGAGACCATTCATAATTTTTGGAGCATGGCGTCAGTTGGAAGCATTTAGGAGTCTAGGATTTAAAACATTCTTTGAGGTAATAGATGAATCATACGATATTATAGAAGACAAGACACAGCGTTGGCATAAGGCGTTGGATAGTATGATGGCTCTTACCGAACAAGATCCTATAAAAGTCTACACCAAGTTGAAAAATGTTTTATTACATAATAAAAATCATTTTGAGAACACTGAGTGGAAACGTTGTCTTACTTGGGATTCTTACCAGTAATCTGTATTACGTAGCGAGAAGTTTCGCCTAGGTTGGCGGCCATGTGTTTTGTTGCTCCCTGCCAACTGAACCACGAACCTATAGGACCTGTGCAATACTTGTCCTCGATCCACAACTGATGACCTGGTGCAGGATCATGTAGGAAAATCATTATCCTGACTATCTCTTCAACCTTAGCATTCTTGTTCCTTGCGTAGGTAGGATAGTTGTCCTTGTGCCACGGTAATATCAATCCGGGTGTGTACTTTGCGAAAGCATAAACTGAATCTTTAAGGTTAAATTGTTCTAACACATATCCAAATATGGCATCCACCTCAGTGGGAACGAACACACCTTTGCCAACTTCTTCGAACTTGGGTATGAGGCATCCTACCCTCTCCTTGTAGATGTTGTAGTTCTCTTCCGCAGTTGTGAACCCTTGCCTTTTGTCTGGATTCTCATACCATGGTAATTCTTCATAGTCCTTGCTGTTCCAATGCACAGGTATCGTGCCTTGTTTGTGATTCCAGTCAGAGTAAGTGTACATCATAATGTATATAGATAATTATCACTGTATGAAGTCTATAGGATTCTTTGGAGACAGTTTCTGTGCCAGCAACCAACCCGAGAGCTGGTGCAACATCCTGCAGGAGAAGTTGGGAGCCGATCGAATCAGATGGTTCGGTGAACCAGGTAAGAGCATATGGAGTGTGTTCTTCCAATACAACAAACTGATAGACACCAACAGTGTGCCAGACATATCTATATTCTGTTGGACCGAACCCTACAGGCTCTATCATCCCAAACACATACTGAGTGCCAACACACAACCACTAGAAGGTGTAGATCCCAACATGTACAAAGCACTAGATGAATATTGGATACATCTGCACAACTATGATAAAGATGAAATGGCTTACGAGTACGCAATAAAATATTATGATCAGAACATATTGTCCAAAGTCCACAGTGATATCGTGCAGATGTGGAGTTTCAGACCTTTCGAGACAGCAGGCAAGAAAGCAGATATCAAGTTGAATACAGGAACATTCATAGACGAGAGCATGTATGCTTTCAGTGGGGGCAATAAGTCATGGGGCAGGGGTGACATCAATCACATGACTGCAGAACAGAACCAGCAATGGGCAACAAAGGTTTATGAAAAAATTAGAAGTTAAAGGCTATGCCACTTATGACAAGTTAAAGACCTGCCTTGTGGGTAGAGGATATAACAAAGAACAGTTTAAGGACATAAACAATCAAAAAATCAAAGATATCCTGTTCAAGATAATGGACGAGACAGAGGAGGACTACCAGAACCTATGTGACGTGCTGAACAAAGCGGGAGTGGAAACCCTGCGTCCAGATATCATCGAGGCAGACGTCAGCCACAGACCCGCCAACCAACCTAGGGATGACATGGCAGTGATAGGTGAGACCCTGTACGTGAACAACAACAGGCCTGAATACAAATCAATTCTAGGACAGATAGAAAACAAAGTGATAGTCGAAGACTGTGAACAACAGAAGTTGATGAGCACCAGTTTCATTCACAGATTGGGAGACAGACTGCATTGGGGAACCCATCAACCCACATGGAGAGACAGTGAATTGGTTAAGAAATACAAGCAAAAATGGACCAGAGAAGGCTTTGACGTCGACGTAATGGAACATGAGGGACACGGAGACTGCACTTGGTGTGTGCCCAAGCCTGGTTGCATAGTGACCTTGTTCGAGATACAGAACTATGAGGAGAAGTTTCCAGGGTGGGACGTGTGTTACCTCGAGGACAAGTATTGGGATCAGATGTCACCGTTCAGAAAAATCAAACAGAAGAACGGAGGCAAGTGGTGGGTGCCAGGAGAGGAAGACAGTGACGAGTTCTCACAGTACGTGGAGACATATCTCAATGATTGGGTGGGCTTCGTGGAAGAGACCGTGTTTGAGGTCAACATGCTTTCTTTAAGTCAAGAGACCATACTGGTCAACAACTACAACAAACAGGTGTTCGACTTCCTAGAGAAACATCGCATCGAACCTATCATTGCACCATTTAGGCACAGATGGTTCTGGGATGGTGGCGTGCATTGTGTCACACAAGATCTTTACAGAGAAAGACCTTAATTATTTTTTTCGTTGAATTGATGCAACATGTCTATGACATGCTCCTGTTCACTCGACTCAAGGAAAGGACTGCAAGGTAGGGAAAGTGTCTGTGAGGTTATGATGTCGGTGTTGATCAATTTGATGGCACTGTCGGGCGTGTGTGAATAGTCATGCAGTCCCTTGGGCCAATGGGCTAGTGCTTCTACGTTGTTGTCCTGCAGGTATGTGCTAACTGCCTGTCTATCTTTTACTAGAACAGAATATAAATGATACGTGTGATGTTGGTTGGGTTGTTGCGTTGGCACATGTTCTACAACATTTGATAGCCTCTTGTTATAGACCTGTGCGTGTTGTCTCTTCTTGTCGTTGAGTTCGTCTAGGTAAGGTAGTTTGGCCAATAAGAATGCGGCCTGTATCGTGTGCATGTTCCTGTTCCACCCCGCTCTGGTGTGATCATATCTTGTGTGATTCTTATCCCTACCATGGTTCTTGAGTTGCCTTGCTTCATTACAGATATCTTTTGATCCTGTGATGGCTCCTGCACCACCTATGGCTCCAAAATTCTTGACAGGTCCAAAACTGAAACATGTGATATCTATTCCATGGTCCGTGTGTCCGATACGATTGCCTTTGTACATGCTACCAGCACTCGGTGCCGCATCTTTCACGGTCCATAGTTTGTGCTTTTTTGCTATGGCCACTATCTTGTCTATGTCTGGGCTCTGACCATTTATGTCTGTCCACACTATGGCCTTTGTTTTGTCTGTGATCTGTTCTTCTATCTTGTCTTCGTCAATACAGTAATCAGATATCTTGCTGTCGACCCATTTGACGTCTGCACCCTCATGCAGGAATCCTTCCACGGTGGCTATGTAACTGTGGGAACAACACACTATCTCGTCTCCAGGACGTATGCCAACGATCTGTGCCGCGGTGTGCAGTGCGTCCGATCCACTAGTCATCGCACAACAGTCTTCCGCTCCACAATATTCTGCCCACGCATGTTCCAGTTTATCCACGGAAGAGCCACGTAAGTAGTTGGCTTCTTCCATAACAGCCCTGTATGCCTTGTCTAGATCTGTTTGTATGTGTGAAGATATCCTCTTAAGGTCGTGCAGTTTGATTTTGTCCATACACGTAGTTATGGCTCGCTATTGGCTCGCTATTAGGTTTTAGGATTTTGATTATTTTGCAGAATAATCTGGCAACGGTCCACCGTATTTCTTGCCTTTGATCTTCTTGCCGGCAACTTTCTGTGTCTTGCCACTATACTTGTATCCACGTTCACCCGAACGTTTCATTTTACCTTTGCTCTTGCAACTGGACACCCAACTTGCAGGCAATGATGATGCTGGCTTACTGCACACTCCACGTGGTGCAGGTCCAATGTTCTCGTTGGTGTTATATATTTCGTATATCTTCATTGCAACTGTATTTAACACATCCACACACGCCGAGTTGGTCTTGTTCCAAATGTAGCAGGCTATCTAAGACCCATTAAGGTTAAGTTTAAGGTTTATGCTAGGTTTATGTGTTAAGGTTTAGTTGCGTAAGGCCTAAGGTCAATAAATACTGATATGAAGATCAACGAAATCACTCTAGTGCCAACCAAATTGGAAGACACAAAATCTAGTGCCACAAAATCTAGTGCCATCCTGGGTGACCAGATACAAGATATAGTGCCACAGGATATAGTGTCAGAGAACTTCAACGGCACAATCGAGGAACACCCGGATCATTCAGCCATCGCAGAAGGTGTAAGCCAGATCCTGAGAAGGAAGAAGAGCGGTACCCCAACTAAAGGATTTAGATGTACTTCAGGTCCTAGGAAAGGTCGTATCGTGGCCCAACCATCAACCTGTTTCGCTAAATTGAATCCAAGCAAAGGTGCCAAGATCAGAGCGAAGAGACTGAGGAAGGCCGGAATGACTGGTAAGAAGACGGCACAGACCAAGAGATCAGGAGCAGGATCTTTGAGGCTCAAGGGCACTCAGATCAAGAAGACCAAAGGTTCACAGCCTAGACACGGAAAGTCAGCAAGATCGGGAGCAAGACCATTGCTGAAGTCTAAAGTGATCAAGCCTAAGAAATAGATACAATTGGTAATTTAGGGTAGACTGGTCACTACTAGATCTAGTAGTTGGTCTCGTCTTTATCCACATCATATAGTCTCACAAAATTTCCTACTTTATATATACACCAATCTTACCAGGTTGACGCTATCCTGTTCCGTGCTATACTGAATTATGATTACAAGGTTGCAGGTGCTGAAGATCTCATATAAGTCCTCGTTAGAGGCATTGAAGAAGGCACTTGCGGTAATCTTAACCAAAGGAGTTGAAATATGTATAATAAAATAGATTACGAAAACAAACACGGAATGATGGTGGGCTACATAGATGGTTCACAGAACGTCAGTGCCGTGCAGACTGGTTGGGACATGACACCAGAAGCATTATCAAAATTACTATTGGACAAGTACCCTACCAAGGAAGATGCGATGCAAGTCGTTGATTCACCCCTGTTGGTGCCAGTGTTCAAGAAAGACGATTACTGTTATGTGGATGAGTTTGGTGACGTTATTGAATCAAATCTATCGTGGAACAAGGAAGTGATGAGAAAAGATATTGGTCACTTGTTTTTATTCATGAAAGGCACATGGCAATATTCAGACAATGGTATTGACTGGGAGCCAGCCAAGGAGGCGTTCGTAGACACGAGTGGTACGGCGTTCACTAACATCAGAGAAGCATTAGAAATGGAGAAAGCATAATGTCAGTAGCCATACAGACAAAATCCATAGACGAGATATATGAGGATATGATAGACCAATACGCCAAAGGTGAATACCTAGATGGCTGTACCTCTTATGGAGAAGATGCTTTGATGGGTCCGGACAAGTTCGCAGACAGATTCCAACACATCTGTTTCGGCTTTGGATACAGAGAAGCAGAAATTATACCAATGAAATCAGAAATAAAAGAATGGTGCCAAGAACATTTGGATCATTTAGAAAGTAAGTTTAGATAATGAAAAAGAAAAGAAACAAGTTAGAAAGAAAACTAGATGAATACAATCACACAATGGAGTTGATTAGAACTATCATTCCAATTGCGATACTATGTCTTCAGGTAGTTATATTGGTGAAACTTATATGATGAAAAAGAAAAGAAAACAGAAAGAATACAAATTAACCAAGAAGGATTGGATTGAGTTGTTGAACTTTTGGCCCATGACCATTGTGGTGCCCATTATGTTGATATTGATCCTGTTCGGACCATGGATCATGTCGTGAGCATAACATCCATATTCGCAGGCCTACTGTCGATATTCACAGCCAATGAGACTGTGGACATATCGCAGAAGGTGTATTCAGCATTGAACACCGCAGGCAAGATCATTGAGAAGTCAGAGAAGAACGAATGGAAAGCATCAGCCCACGAGGAAGGTTATCAGATAACAAAGGATACCATATTAAAATTAGGAGGACTAAAATAATGACAATCCACGAAACCCATAAACATCATTTCCAGATAGCAGACCTAGGAGACTCGGATAACGACATGGACAGAAGCATAGTACCAGACATCAAATCTGCCTTGAAGAGACAAGGAATAGATTGTGTGGTAGACGGCGATGAAATGAATTCCGCAGGATTTACCGTGTGGACATATTCACCAAGACATGTGGTAGCAAAGGCTTTGGAAGAAGACGGCATAGAATTAGAAGACTAAAAAAGTCAATGATTATGCGACTTTTTACCAGATTGACCATATAGGATTTGGTATTATACTTAAAGAATAAAGACGAACTAACAATAACGAAAGGAAAACTTATGTTCACTTTAGACACACAGACAGAAAAAGAAATCTTAATCAAAAAGATAGAGGACGAAATCACAGACATTTTATCACAATTTGGTAGAGTGAGAAGACTGGTGATACACTACATTTTGGCTAACAAAGGTTTCATATCAGCACCAGGCGAGGATGGAAGAAAGTTTCAAACCATCATCGATGCCATGGAAAGAAAAGGAATGATTGTTATGCAGAAAAGCAGGGCAAGAGGAACATTCATAGAGTTGGCAAACTAGAAAAATTTATTACCAAAGCCTAGTTGACCGTTTTAGGACTAGGCCTTATAATAAAAAAAATGCCGAAATAAAAGTAGGCAAAAAAAGGCCAAATAAAAGTAGCCACAACCTATAAGGAGAAAGACAATGGATAAGTCCATTAAACAATACCAATCAAATTTTCAATACAAGTTCGACATGGATTCTAAGGCCATAGACCTTAGGGAGATGTGTAAGAATTTTCCATCAGTGGAAGAACGAAACGGCTTTATACCTTTGGAAGATATATCCAAAGCGATCAACATAGTGTTGAACGACTACGAGCCACATCCACAGAACAAATACGATCCATATGAGAAGTCAGAGATCAAGAATGAAGACACGGCCGTGGCATCACATACAGAATTCGTCAGTTGGGATGAACTGTACCTTTGGCCTCTGTTCCAACGAGATGTATCACCAAATCATATCAAAAAGATATCATTAGACTTCCACCCAACGGCAGTGATAACACCTTGTGCCATAAAATTAAAGATCGACGGCAAGGCCTATTACTTTGTCTGGGATGGTCACCACACTCTACAGGTATGTAGATTGCATGGATACACCAAATTCAAAATAGATGTAATTGATGTAGACCAAATACCAGAAGAGAACCTAACCAAGCAAGGGTTTGACACCAAAGATAGGATTGCATTTGGCATATGGATGGCGGGTCTTAACATGGTTAGAATCAATTCTAGGAACAAAAGACCACTCCATGCCTATGATGAGTTCATGATCAAACTTGAGACCAGAGACAAGGACACAGTGAGCATCTGGAACATCATGCAGAAACACGGAGTGACACCACACAGACAGAGCAAGGCTCCTAAGTGTTTGACACAGATCAAGAGTGCCATTGAGTGTTTTGAATTCCAAGACAGCAACGGCATGAATGGTAGGTTCCTGGACAGGGCATTGGGGTTCCACACAAAGGTTTGGAGCCAAGCACCAATTGAACTTGAGATATTCAGACCCATGGCGTTGTTATATCAGAAAGCAGACATAGAGGGTATCAAGTTAGATTCCAATTGGGACGATGAAATGGCCAACCTGATAACATCAAATTATGGTGATCCGGAAACGGCACAGGCCAAACTGAAGGAAAGTTATTGGAAGGCCGTCGAAGATGGCACAGGCAAGGGCAAGATTGCTCAACACGACAAGGACAGGGTGTTGAATGGCCTGCTATGTTTATATCATCAAAAGGGTGGCAAGAACATTCATACACCTAGACCGGAGTACCAATGGCAGATATAACACTAAGACTCCTATACCTTATGGATAACCCACATGGTGGTCATAGCGTCAAGGTTGGCTCAAGTGGTTTATCCAAGTACCAAACAAGGATAGGAAACTATCAACAGGGCAATGGTCCAGACTATTTGGTGACATGGCCTATCTGTTATATAGGAGAGGAATCCATAGTCAACAGACTTGAGGAGAGGATAAAGGACACACTCGAACACGATAGATTGGAAAGCAGACTGGGTGAATGGTACGACAATCATACAGCCAAAACGATTGCTCCTAAGATTGAGGACATCATCAGTGGCAATCATTTCAAGATCAAAAAAGTCGAGGACAAATTCTTACCAGTTGAGTATGAAATTGGGTGGAAGACACAGAAGAAGATGTTGGAACACTACCAAAAAAGTCATATTTTAAGCGAGTTTTTAGTAGGTTGACGGTATTACCAATGGTGTTATACTGAAACTATAAACAAAAGGAGTTGAATATATGAAAATAGACATACACGAAGAAATCTTTAACATGAACAGTGAAGAGCTGGAGTCAGTTATAGAATCAGTGAAATTGAGAAGAAATCAATTACACTTCAAGAACGCCCATTCATTGAGAATCGGCCAAAGAGTATCTTTCGCAGGTAGACGAGGAATCACCGAGAAGGGTACTGTTAAAAAAATTAAGATCAAATATGTTCTAGTAGAAACTGACAGAGGTCAGAGATGGAATGTACCAGGATCACACCTAACTCAAATCAAGGAGGCGGTTAATGCCTAATTGGTGCGATAATCAAGTCACTATCACGGGACCGAGTTCCGTGATAGACAAGATAGAGAAGATTGTAAAAGAAGAAAAAGACGGCAACGGACTTCTTAATTTCATGAAGCCGATGCCCAAAGAACTAGATGGCACGACATCACCCAGTTCATCAGCAGACAAGCCACAGCCGATGGTTGAAGGCTTTGATAACTGGTACGATTGGAGATGTGAGAACTGGGGCACCAAGTGGGAGGTGAATGAGTTCTACGGTGTTGAAAGAGAACTAACACCCGACGGAGACTCGATGATATCATTTGGGTTCAGTTCAGCCTGGTCACCACCAATTAATGCCTACCAAACATTCTTGATCAATATGTCAGAGCAGAAACAAGATGTGTCGATCAAGGCCCATTACCACGAGCCTGGTTGCGACTTCATGGGCATCTGGGAAGATGGTGATGACAGATGTTATGCTCCAAGCAATTACAAATCCGACGACAAGTTCTTCGAAAGCGGAGACGGATGGTCATTGGATGACTACTTTGGAATCACGGAATCGATGGCGGACTGGGAGGCGGAACAGGAAGCCGAGAAGGAAGACGTCCACGAGTATGTGAAGGGCAAAGCAATGAACATTGGGGAGGAGGCGTAATGGCAGACAAAAAACAATTCTCAGTGACTCTGAGTTATGATGTTCAAAAGACTTTCATAGTAGAAGCCAAGGATGCAGATGAGGCCTACGAGATAGCCTACAACGGTGAGGGCGAAGTCGACAATGAAGATTGGGAATATAGAGAACATATTGAA